AGAGTGTGTATATAGAGTATCAGGAGAAAGAGAATTTTGCGATGATTGCTGTTCTAAATTATCATTTAATGAAGATGGATTCCTTACATGTACCAATTCAAAATGCGCTATTGTATATACAAACATTCTAGATAGTTCTCCAGAATGGAGATTTTATGGCGCCGACGATTCTCATAATAGTGATCCTACACGATGCGGAATGCCAATTAATCCATTGTTAAAAGAATCTTCTTATGGATGTAAAGTTATTCCAATGGGTGGCTCTTCATATGAAATGAGAAAAATTAAAAGATATACAGATTGGCAAGCAATGCCATATAAAGAAAAATCACAATATGAGGAATTTCAGAAAATTACGATGATGGCGCAAAATAATGGAATATGTAAACTATTTATCGACTCTGCTATTAGATATCATAAGAAAATATCAGAATATAAAACATTTAGGGGGATGAACCGAGATGGAATTATAGCAGCGTCACTATATATATCTTTTAGAATAAATGGTTGTCCACGAACTCCTAAAGAGATTGCTACCATATTTAATTTGGATCATACGCACTCCACAAAGGGGTGTAAAAACGCAATGTCTATTATAAATACATTGGAAAAAGATTTAGACAATACTGAAAAAACGCAATATGGAACTACTACTCCTTTAGCATTTATAGAAAGATATTGTAGTAGACTAAATATTAATTCAGAATTAACAAAGTTGGCTCAATTTATCGCAAAAATGATTGAAACTAAAAATTTAATTCCAGAAAATACACCTCCTTCTATTGCCGCAGGTATTATATATTTTATATGCCAAATATGTAAGTTGAATATTAGCAAAGGAGATGTAAATAGTATTAGTGAAATTAGCGAAGTTACGATAAATAAATGTTATAAAAAATTAGATAATATTAAATTTGATTTAATTCCACCAGTTTTAGTAGAAAAATACGGTATACAATAAAAATAAATAATCAATAAATAAAAATTATAATATAATAATATTATTTTATTATAATTTTATGAGTCATACATTAAATGATAGGTGTGATATATCATTTATACCTGAATATATTTTTGTAGTTCCATATCGTGATAGAGAAGAACACAAACATTTTTTTATAAATTATATGAAAATTATTATGGAAGACCATACAAACAATTATATAATTGTTTTTTGTCATCAAAATGATAATAAACCTTTTAATCGTGGAGCTATGAAAAATATGGGTTTTATTTTTGCAAAAACCCATTTTCCAAATGATTACAAACAAATTACTTTTATTTTTAACGATATAGACACAATTCCACATAAAAAAGGATTGTTAAATTATAAAACATCACGAGGAATGGTAAAACATTTTTATGGATTTAAACAAGCGCTTGGAGGAATTATTTCTTTAACCGGAGAAGATTTTGAAAATATAAACGGATTTCCAAATTATTGGGGATGGGGATGTGAAGACAATACATTACATGATAGATGTCTGCAAAATGGTATATATATAAGTAGAAAACAATTTTTTGATATAGGTGACCATAATATTTTACATATATTTGATGGTTTTGAAAAAATATTTAGTAAGCAAACACCATATAAAAGTAAAAATGACAATGGAACCGATGGTATAACAATGTTATCTAATATTGATAGTGAACTTGTAGAAATAGAACCTAATATTTATATGTATAATGTTAATCATTTTGAAATACCTTATAATAATGAAGACTTTATTACAAGACATATTACAAATGGTAATTCTTTAAAAGTTATAAATAATATTAAATCTGAAACAAAGTCGTCAAATGAAATTAACCAAATAACGGAAACGGCAATTAATAAAAAAACAGAATTTAACAATAATAAAACTGTTAATAATAAAACTGTTAATAATAAAACTGTTAATAAAACTGTTAATAAAACTGTTAATAAAACTGTTAATAAAACTGTTAATAAAACTGTTAATAAAACTGTAAATAAAACTGTAAATAATAATGAAAACATTAACAGGATTACAAAAGAAAATGGTATTATTCGTAGAAAAACGGGGTTAAGATATTTTTAATAACTAATTAAGTGATTAATTAATATTTTACTTTACACCATTGTGTATAATTATTCTATTATTCTATTATATATGGACAATAAATTATTAATAATTTTAACTTTTATTATTACTGCATTATGTGATATTGTTTTACGTTTTATGTCTATTAACTATGATAAATTACCCAAATATTTTCAACTGGATTTTGTAAAAAAATTAAAACCATATTTTAAACATCATACTCTTTTAGCTGCTGCTTTAATTGCCGGATTTGTAGGCGCTACTACACAACCTATTATTATATCAATCATGTCATTCCCTAAAAGCATATTTAATGTTGCGTATGTTTTTAAATTTATGATATTAACTTTTATTATTAGTGCTTTGTATGGTTTTATTATGAAAGGAAGTAAATTATTTCCCTATTTAGAAAGACATTATTATGAACCACTTGGTGTAATACGCAGTATGTATACTGATGGTGTTTCTGGTTTAATTGTTCAATCCGTATTACTTTTTATTTATAGTGTATTTAGATTATCATAAATTATTTTTTAATAATTTAATTGTTTCTCTCTGTGACGAATCGATGGTATTTTAAATTGTATTTTTAAAAATGAAAACTATTTTTTTATTTTTTATTTTTTAAACACAGAATTATTATTTGTATAAAAACGTAACAGAGAGAAAGAGATAATAATAATAATAATAATAATCATTCGTTTATTATTATTATTTATGTGAAAATATGATAAGATATAGATCAACACATTTGCTGTTTTTGCGCCTTGAATAAACTATAATTTGTAGCTAATGGATTTAATATTCTTGTAAAAAATACTAATAAAATAACCAAAAATATAGTAGTGTTATATTGATTTTTTCCGAATAATAAATATAAAAATACCAATAAAGCAATTATAAAAAATAATTGAACCATATTAAATAAAAATTCTATCCTTTTTTTACATTTCATTCCTTGTTCGAAATCTTCGTGTAAAAATTGAAAAAATACCATACCCCATTTACCTGATGGTTCGAAAAAATATTCATAAAAAGTTTTACATTTATAACTATTCATCATATAATCCAGAAAATATTGAGGAAATAAATACACTATTAACATCTGAGTGTAACATTTATATGAATAGAATGGTTTATAATCCATTTTCTTAGCAAGAACATAATCCCATTTGTGTTCTGTAATAATATTATTTATATTTTTAATAATATTTGGATTGTCGGCACTTTTCACATAACAACCTCCTCTAGACAAACGTAAACTGATTTCAATAATAACTTCTCCTCTGTATTGGGCATTTACAATTCCACTAAAGTTGGTCATGTATTTATTAACCCAATCAACAATTTTTTTAGGAGGTTCATTTTTTGGAGAAATATATTTCCAATCATCTATAAATCCATTCTGTTTTTCACTGTATATACTGGTCATCTGGTACATTATTTTACCATTTACTACCAAAAAATCGGTCATTGTTTCCCTATCATCTATAAATTCCGTCCATATCATTTCTTCCTTATCTAAATGAGGTATAATATCATCAAATTTCTTTATTTTAAAACAATTTTTACTAGACGCACTTTTATGACCCCAACGGGGTTTTATAAAAATAGGATATTTTACATCTGTTCTTTTTGAAATATTTTCTAAAGTGCCACATTGAATATCTTGCGTTTTTGCAATCCATAATTTATCGTATACAAAGTTGTGTTTCGGATATTTATTATAAGCAGTAATATCATACATTGGTAATTCTGCTGTAAAATGAACCTTATATGGGTCTAAATACGGATTAAATATATTCAAATATTTACACCAAATATCATCATATTTTAATATTTTTTTTATAACTGTTTCTTCTTCCATTAATATATTTACATTATATTAAAAAATGTTAAAACCTAAAAATTATAAATAAAATATAATATCAATAAAAAATGTTAGTTAGTTAATTAAATTATAATATAAGTTTCTTAAATCTAAACAATTACATTGTCGTCTCTGTTATACTTACCAATTAGTTCAGTTGTATCTGGGTCATACAATCTATTTTTACCATCAATACAATATTCGGTTCCATTAATAGTAATTTTATCAACGGTAATTGTTTCCTTATCATCGTATTCTTCATCATCATCATCCTCCATTACTTGTTCACTAATTTCATCTGCATCTTGTGTTTCAACTTCGTCTTGTGTTTCATCTTCGTTTTGTGTTTCAACTTCGTTTTGCATTTCAACTTCGTTTTGTGTTTCAACTTCGTTTTGTGTTTCAACTTCGTCTTGTGTTTCATCTTCATTTGTATTATTATAATAATTATGAATATTATTCGTAGCGTCTTCTGTGCTTGTTTCATTATTTCTAACTGCAGTTAAAAGGTTTGAAACTACTACTGGCATACTATTATTACTTTCATAATCATCTGGAACAATCGCATCAACCTTTGCCTTTTCCTTCTTTGGACGTCCTCTCTTCTTCTTAGGTTCTTCGACTTGATCTACCGGATGAGTTGTATTATTATTATTATCAGTTTCCGAATTATTTGTTTCTACCTTTTCACTCTTCTTTGGGCGTCCCTTCTTCTTCTTAGGAACAACCGTAGCAGTTTCTGCAACCTTAATCTTATTTTCATCATTATTTGATGTAGATAACTCATCGATTGTCATCTTTGTTTGATTTTCATCATTATTTGATGTAGATAACTCATCGATTGTCATCTTTGTATGATTTTCAATAACAATAGTATCTTCTGTAATACTATCATTACACTTTTTGCTATATGTTTTGTTACTTGTTTGAATTAATTCTATCTCACGTATAGCTTCATCTTTATCAAATCCATATTTATTTGATAAACAACTAATAATATGGTCACTCATTTGATTGATCATACCATTAAATATATCCTCCATGTTATTTGACTTAGTTTGATTATTTTGGTTAATTACCTCCATTTAAATTTATACGAATAGAGTTTTGTATTATATTTTTGTCAATTTTAGAAAATAAAAAATAAAATATATATTTATATGTTTTTAACCAAACGTTTACGCACAACAAAGACATGGTTTATTACTAAAATGTTCATGACTAGTAGTATTTATGTTAATGAATTTGCTAATTTGTTTAAACCAATCATTTAATACGTTATCGTCATATACATTATTATTTCCATCTAATATAAGTATTTCTTTACCTTCCTTTCTTTCTATATCCATCATATTTTCATGATAATGATGACAGTTTTGTAAATATTCTAATGGTATATTTTCCTCTCCAGACCGATTACGTTTATTAATACGTCTATTACATACGTCTGGTTCAGTTTGAATATAAATAATTTTATTAACTGTCGTTTCCTTGTTAAATGAATGAAACCATTTATTATATATATCTAATTGAATTTTTTCCATTTTATTATCATCATATAACATTTGAGCAAAAACATATTTATCGGTTGATAAACTTCTTTCTGTAATAATAATATTATTAGATTGGTTCGTCATATTTAATTCTTCTATCTTCATTTTTAATTTATTTAGTCTAGATATGTAAGCCATTATTTGGAATGTGAATGAATATTTTTCTTGATTTTTATAAAACTTTGTTAATATATTTTCTCCATTTTCGTCAACAAAATTACTCCATTCATCTACAGGTTCACTCAAGAAATGCATTTGTGAATTATTAAATTTTTCATTTAATAAATTCACTAATGTTGATTTACCGGAACCAATATTACCCTCAATAGAAATAATCATGGATTTATTCATATAAATATTAATATAAATTAATAATTAATATTCGCAATATTTCAATTTTTAAATTTAATTTACATAAAATAAAATAAATCGTCTATTAAATTATAGTTTTTCCTTTACACATTTTAACATTTAAAACGCCGTTTTTTATCTTCGTATTATATATAAATAATCATTACTCGTATAAGTAATGATTATAAATTATCAGTAGTTAAATACGATTTATCACATTCTAAAAATCAACCAAAATATATTTATCATTAAAATGTAGTTTACCACATTGAATAATGTTACTATCATAATTATACGCAAGTGTATAATTCATATTATAGTATATATAATATGAATCTCGTTAAGTTGATTTTACTCTAATTAAATAAGTAATATTAACTCAAAATTTAATTTGAGTAAGCTAATCCACCCATGCCACTCATAACACGAAGGACATTGTAGTTAGTGGCGTAGACACGGACCTTGGCAGTCTTGGTGCCAGAGACAGTGTTGTTGGAAAGAACCAATTGAAGAGTAGCGTTGTCAATTCTGGAGAAGTTACAGCTACCGGATGGTTGGTGTTCTTCGGGGCGAAGAGCGAAGGAGTAGACATTGATACCTGTATCGGGGGCACGGGTGTGTGCTTGGAAAGGTTGGACTTGGTCAAAGTATGTACCTTCACGTTCAGAGAAGCGGTCTTGTCCGTTAAGTTGAAGCTTGGCAACAACAACGGGGTTAAGACCCCAGCAATGCATGTCAAGGGCGGCTTCACCGAGAACGAAGGTTCCTGCGTCGGAGACAGTGGAACCAGCAGCAGCAGCACCAGCAGCAGCACCAGCGAAAGCACCAGTATCTTGATGGTCGTCAAAAAGACCAGAAGCGTTGATGACAACATCGTTGGAGGCGTCAGAACCGAATGCGGCAAGAGAGTTGGGAAGAGCATCAACAGCATCAGTGTAGTTGAAAGGTTGGGCACCCATACAGTTGAAAAGAAGACTGTTTCCGCTCAAAGAAGCGCAGTAGTCAACATTTTCGTCAGGTTGGACAACCCAAACAAGTTCCTTACAGGGATGGTTAAAGTTGAGCTTGATCTTGTTAGAAGAAGAACCAACAGATTCATCACCAGTGAATTGAAGTTGTTCAATGAGGTATTCATGAGGGTTTTGGGCCATTCTGCGACGTTCATCAGTGTCAAGGAAGACGTAATCAACGTAAAGAGAAGCAGCGACAAGGGATTGGTTGTAAGCAGTGGAATCTTGCTTTCCGGCAGTAGTCATGGCATCAACAGCCCACAAGCATTCGTCAATGGGGCGAAGGTCAAGGTTGATCTTGACTTCGTGGTATTGAAGAGCAATGAGGGGAAGAGCAAGTCCAGGGTTGCGGCAAAACCAGAATTGAAGAGGAACGTAAAGGGTAGTTTCAGGAAGAGAACTGCGGGGAGCGCAAACTTGGGCAGGTCCATCACCTCCACAAGGTCCGTCAACGGCAGCGAAAGAAGGGTCGGTAACGTAGGTAAGTTGAGTGGTATTACCAATCATCTTGTAGTATCCACGTTGTTGTTCGGAGGTAAGAGTAAGTTGGTTCCAGATGTGCATCCAGTCACCATATTGACGGTCAATACGTTGACCACCAATCTCAACCTCAACTTGGGAGATAAGTTGCTCTCCGGGGAAATCAAGCCAGCGAGCGTGCGTGGCATCAACTTGGGGAAGAGTAACTTGAAGATAGGTGCGGTAAGCAAGATCACCATTTCTGCTTACGGTACATGTGACACGGCGACCGAAATCGGCTTGTCCGTTGAAAGTTTGTTCAATAGATTCCATAGAAAAGTTAGTGTAACGACGGTAAGTAACTTTCCAGAAAGTAATTTGCGGGTTACCGGTAAGGTAAACATCTTGTGCGCCATAGGCTACTAATTGCATGAGACCACCTCCCATTATATATTATACTATTAGTAAAGAAAAAAAAATTATGGAAATTACTTTAATTAATTATTAATTCTTTTTCTCAAAAAAATCTCCTTTTAAAACACAATTTTCTTGAATAAATTTGTTAAGGTAATCGTCTAAAAAAATTTCTTTTTGATTTTCATGTTTTTTATTGAAAATATACGAGTCGTTTTGTTTATGAATAGTCCATCCTTTTTCTAAAGCATTGAAAATAAAAGCTACCTTCTTTAAATATAATGGACTAATTTTTTGTTTATCAAAATCATCAAAATTTAACTCTTCCATATAGATTAAAATGATATAATTCGTATCATTTTAATTTATTATGACAAATTATTTATGCAAATTTGTTTACAGTTATTACTTTTAAAAAATATAGTAATATCAATTAAATCAATTTAAAAATTTAAATACTATTATAAAATATGCCTACATTTAAGCCAAAAACAAATAAGAAAATAAATGTAGAGATAAATAAAATTACAACATTAGATGGTAAACATAGCGAAATTTTGCGGAATTTTCATACAAAGGAGGTTGATGAAATTCCAAAGTTGAAAGAACAAAGAAAATCTTTACAAAATGTTCTAAATACTTTGAATATACCAGAACAAATTGAAGAGAAGTTAGATATTGAAGATAAATTAGTAGAAATTTCCAAAAAAATCAGAAATATAAAGCTAGAAAAAAAACAATACTTGCTAACTAATTCCAAACATATATTTGATTATTTTGAAAGTAAAAAAAATATTAGTAATTGTGAACCATCTAGTAGTCGTTTATTAAATGCGTTTTTTAAAGTTGATACAAGTAACAATAATTCGGATAAATCTATCAAAACAAATGATATAATACGCAACTATTTGAAAAATGTAGATGAAAGTTTTTTGGACGTAAATAATTATATTATTAATACAAATACATGTAACTTTTGCAATAAGGGAGAATTAATACCAGTTGACGAAGATGGGTTATTGGTTTGTAACCATTGTGCCAAAAGTATACCTTATTTGATAGAAAATGAAAAACCTTCTTATAAAGAACCTCCGAAAGAAGTTTGTTTTTACGCATATAAAAGAATTAATCATTTTAGAGAAATTCTTGCACAATTTCAAGCAAAAGAAACAACCCAAATTCCAGAAAAAGTAATAGAAGATATCAAACTACAAATAAAAAAAGAACGTATTGAATTAAAAACACTGACAAATAACAAAGCAAAAGAAATTCTAAAAAAATTAGGATATAATAAATATTATGAGCATATCCCTTTTATAAAAGATATAATAGGTATTAAACCACCAGTAATGACACCCGAATTGGAAGAAACACTATGTAACTTATTTATGGATATTCAGCGTCCTTACGCTAAGTTTTGTCCTGATGACCGTGTTAATTTTTTAAACTATTATTATACGGTCTATAAATTATGTGAATTGTTAGACCAAAATCAATTTTTACCTTATTTTCCAATGTTAAAAGATAGAGAAAAACGCATAGAACAAGATA